TCTTCTTCTTTTTTTATCCAATCTAATAATAATGTAATGTAAATTTCCCTTTCCCATGGTATCATATTTTCTAGTTCTGTCAAACTGTACTTATGATGTTGCATCATCGCAAAGTTAGTCTGATAGTAATTTATCAAACTATCATGCGAAAGGTTTAGGAGAAAAAATCTGATATGCCTCTAAGTGTTCTACTATTCTCGTGTTCACAATTAGTACATTTAAATTCAATTGTTTGCTCTAAACTAGGCATACTTTGAATATAATCTGCAACAGATTGAAATTGTTGAGAACTCATTGATTCAACAAACTCTTTTATATCGTCAAGTGAAACTTCATCTGCACTAATTCTATTATCACCATTAATTACTGCATCAATGCAATTATTAATAATCATGTAACTAAACTCAGTTTCAGATTGTTTTGACCCGTAGTTTTTAATAAATGAACTAAAAGGTGGATACTTTAACTCTACAGAGATAGTATCTGTTAACTCAATAACATTGTTTATGTCGGGAACTTCAACCTTAAGTTCTGCTAGATTAATTGTATGCTCATGCATTGTTTCGCATTCAGAACATGCAACATTGATTTTAGTTGTTTCACCTACAGATTTACTACGTATTTGTGTAAACATATATTCAACATCAAATGCAGTAAGTTTATCAGTATTGACTTTTTCATTAACACATGCAACGATTGTATCTACCATTGCCTGCATCGCCTGTTTTTCGTCTTTAGACTCAAATGCAAGAAGCAATATCTTTTCTTCTTTTACTAAGTAGGGACGATATCTCACTAATTGCCCAGTTGACGGAATGGTCAACTCGTGAGTTGGGTTTGCATTTAATTTTGGTAATGCATTACTCATAATATTCTCCTATATTATAATCTATCTATAAGTGTACTTGTAAATCCATTAAGGACTTTATTTTTAAGTTTACTTTTCACTTTATCACCGACAACATCAATTGCTTTATCAATGATTCTATCTTTTAAATTGCCTTCAACTATCGTAAAGTTTTTATACGATAACTGGACATTCACTTCTAATAAACCGTCTGGTTCATTTGTCATTTCAAAACTATTTATAGTAGTAGGATATGCTTTATCTAAACGACAAGAATATGTTACTCCTTCTGCCATATACCTCAAACCTGTATCACCTAACAAACCTAAATCAAAAGTACCATTTGCTAAGTCAAGTGGACCAATTGGTGGTATCATATCTCTTAATGCATCTGGTAGTTTATTGTCAAATAACTTTTTAGGTTTTAACAGTGGATTTTCTGCACCTTTTTTAAGTGCTTGAATAATTACTGGGTAAGTGTAATCATTTAAATAACCCACTTCTTGTTCTTCTTGGTTAACTGCTTTTGATTGCCAAGCATGAAAGTAATCGATGATTCTCATGTCATTTAAACAATAGAATGTTAAAGTTACATCGTCACTAGCATAACCATTTGCAACTTTCATAGTTGTCATACCCATAAATCTTTCTGTTGAAAGTATTTGTCTACCTGGTATTTGTGCGGCCTTACAGAGAATATCCATATCTTCTGTTCTGACACCAATAATTGGTGGTAAAAAGACACGAAACAAATTGGCCATTGCAAGACCTTGACCTTCACTTACTCTACTTTTAAATGTATCTATTACTCCTGTTGTCATATCATTTTCCTGCTATCTGCATAGACTTTAGTTTGTGTTGCTTTTTGGAATTGAGCAGTTGGTAAAAATGTAGCAATCTCCCATTCTGGTGCCTTGACTTCTGCAAACTTACTCTTTACTTGTGCATTTAAATAATGTTTGATACAAGGTTCGTAATACTTTAACTTACTTGCACTTGCTAACAATCGTACTGTTAAGTCAAACTTTGCATTATCGCTTTTCTTACTTGTGACATTGTCCATTAATGCATCAAGAAACTTTGCACGAAGCGTTGGTGGCAAATAATGTAGATTCAATCCTAGAAACCCACCCTTTGCAGGTTTGATTACAATAACTAATGGAAAAGTATCATAGTACGGTAATGTCTGTTTAAATTTTGGGTCATAAAAGAACATCTGCATTGACCCGATGATTCGTCTACCACCACTACTGACTTCATCTTCTTTCATGAGTTCTTCTCTATTAATACCTCGTATCGTTCTCGCTTTCTTCATAAACCATGCTCTACTCTCTTCGGTTCGTGGAGTAATTTGATTACGAAATGCCGCGAGTTCTAGTTTCTGAAAGATATTTGACATACTTCTATTTATACTTATTTCTTACGTCTTGTAAAAGGTTTTAAAGGTTTTGTTGATTTTGGCATAATACCCATTGCAGTAAGTGTCTTTTCTGTCCAAATTTGAAACTCATATCCATTATCTTTTGCATATTCATCTGCCGCTTCCCACTTGTTCATGTTCTTGACGTATGTTGTTGCCTCAGTAATATATCGTTTTGTTCGTTTTGCACCTCTTGGTGGTTTAGTTTCTTTATCTGGTTTTATTTCAACAAGAAGTGTTTTACCTTCTTTAAATGTTATTTTCAAATCAAGATAATACTTATGATAACGTTTATCTATTTCGTAATAATAAGGTACAACAGTTTCTTCTGAACTCCATGACTCTACTTTTGGGTTATCGTCACACCATCGAAAGCAATGCCTTTCCCACAAAGACCTAAAAATAACCGAAGTATGGTCACCTTTATACTTTTTTATATTTTTTACTCGATATCTTCCTTTGTATGTCTTCATTTGTGTATAAATAGAACTATATTAAACTATTTATTAGAGTAACATATGGCAGATTTCGGTAAAACATTAGTAAATTTTGGAAAAGAAGTTCTTTTCGATTCACTTCCAGAAGCAATACCAGTTTTAAAAGGTAGAAAAGATTTAGAATATCCACTCAATAATCCAGACGATTACAAAGGTAGACTCATGTTTAGTATCTTTGAAGAAGAACCTGTAGATATAGGTGCTTTAGTAGGTGTTTCTGGTTTATTTGGTTCAGGTAAAGATACAGAAGAACTAGTTGGCGATGACGAAACAGGTGTTGCTGACCAACATCAAGGCACTAGTCCTGAATTTACAACAATAGAAGGTAATTCAAAAAAATCACAAATAGATAAATCAGTAAAACTTTTTACACCTGTTGCATTACAATTCAGAGATAACGTTGCATATGATAATGCAGATTTAGGTTTTGGTGGTGGTATAGGTGAGGCCGCAGGTAAAAGTGGTAAGAATCTGTTAAGTTCACTTATGGGTGGCGTAGGGTCAACACTTTCTGCTGGTCTACAAGGTTCTGCAGGTGGAGATTTAGGTAAACTTGCAATGACACAAGTAAACGTAGCAAAAGCGGCAGGTGAAGGTGCCAATCTAGCAGTAAAACAGGCCGCTGGTGTGACAATGAATCCAAATACTCGTGCATTGTTTAAGTCAGTTGCACTTCGAGAGTTTGCATTTACATTTAAATTTATTGCTACATCTGAACGAGAAGCAGATGAGATAGATGAAATTATTAAGTTCTTTCGAACTGAACTATATCCAGAAGATATTCTTGTTGATATAGGTGGTGTTCCTGCATCGATTGGGTATCGTTTTCCAAATAAGTTTAATATAGCAGTGGTATATGATGGAAACGAAATAGCAACAAAGATTCAACCCTGCTTTCTTCGTGACATTAGTATTACATATAATCCAACAAACTCAGCAATGCACAGTGGTGGTAAGTTTACTGAAATAGATATGACTCTAGCATTTACTGAAACGTCTACACTAAACAGAAGTAAAGTAGAAACAGAAGGTTATTAAGTATGACAACCAAATATTTTAAAAACTTTGAATCATTAGCATACAGATTTGGAAACGAAGAAGATACAGCACTATTTAATAATCTAACACAGTATGTTGACTTAATTGACCAAATAAAAGACAACGTTGCATTTTTAAATAAGTATACGATACTTTCTGGTGATAGAGCAGATTCTTTATCGTTTAAACTCTATGGAACAACTGATTACTATTGGACATTTTATTTAATGAATGACGACCTAAGACTCAGTGGTTGGCCAGTAGATACAGGCGATTTACTTTCAACTGCAGTATCAAAGTATCCAAACAGATTTATTACATTTAACAATAGAACTACAATTGGTGGTGCAAATGAAGATATTGCAGTAACATTTCCTGTTGGACAATCTGTCACAGGTGCATCATCAACTACTGTTGGAACAATTGTAAAAAGAAATTTAGATTTAGGACAATTGTTTATAAAGATTACAAGCGGAACAAAGTTTTCTGTTGGTGAACAATTACAGTTTACTGATACAAATAGTAATGTAATCTCACTTGTAATAGCAAGTGAAGGTGAACAATACAATGCAGTACATCACTATAAAAATACGAATGATAAACAAGTTGATATTGACCCTTATCCAGAACCTGATAGTGATGGAACTAGAACAGTAAATACATCTGGTTTAATACCAGTTACTTATCGTGATAGACTTGAAACCAGAAATGATGAACTAAAATCAATTATTGTTATTAGACCAGACAGTATAGACAAAGTAGTATCAGATTTTAATAAAGCATTGAAGTCATAATATGGCAAACCCAAAAAGTCAACAATTTAAGTTAACTAAGGCGCATATCTCGGCAGATAGATTTGGTGGGTTTGATAAAAAGTTCTTTGATGTCAAGAGTCAAGTAGCAGAAATAAACGTTTACGAGAGTATTGAAGAACCATATTTATCTGGAACAATTGCAATTTTAGATGATAAGTCTTTGTATGAATTAATTAATTTTAATGGTACAGAACGTATCAAATTAGAAATGGCAGGAGTAGGTAAAGATACTGACCCTGTATTTGAAAAAACTTTTATTATGCATAATATTGTTAAGCAATTAAAAGGTAATGACAAGTCAAGTATGTTTCTATTTGATATCATTGATGAACATGCTTTTATTTCAGATGCACAAAGACTTCGTGGTTCTTATCGTGGACGTATTGATGCTATCATTAAGAAAATTTGTTTGACAGAGTTAAATCAAAATGTTGATGCATCATACCAATTCATTAGTAAAGATAAACCAATCGAAGCAATTCAAGATGGCATACGTGTAATTATTCCTAATCTATCGCCGATAAAAGCAATAAAATGGTTACTTGCAAGAGCAACAACATCAACAGGTTCTCCTTTCTTTCTTTGGTCAACAATACATGACAAAAATTTAAGATTTGGTAATTTAGATGTTATGTATCGACAAGACCCATTTAATGACAAACTACCCTACACATACAACCCATCAAATGTCAATGTTGCAGAAGATAAGACAGAATTTGAACAAGGGTTTACTGTTAAATCATTAGGGTTAAGTGAAATGGGTGATACTCTTGGCATGGTAGCAAACGGAAGTATTGGTGCATCACAATGTATAACTAATTTAAATACTGGGCAAATAATGCAACAACACTATGATGTTCAACAAACAATTAATAATTTAGACCAACAAGATGTAATCAAAAAGAAAAATCAAAATGTCTTTGATAGAAAGTTTAAATTAAAAGATAAATTTATTAATGAGTACGAAGGTCAAAACATTCATCAAGTAGTTTCAACAGGAACATATGGTAAATTTAAATCATATCACGATGAGTTTGAAGAAGGAAAACATCTTAAAAAATTAGAATCTGCATCAATTAAAGAATTGTTAGTTAAAAACATGATGAGTATTACTGTCCCAGGTACTGCATTCTTTCTTGGTAAAGCGGCAGTAGGTGATACAGTAAATTTAAGTATTGTCAATGACAATCTAGAAGTTGGTAAACAATCAAATGCAGATGATATGCTTGATAAAAATAAATCTGGTAAACATTTAATCTATGACTTAAGACATACATTTAGTGGAACGTCACATGAAGTCACAATGAATGTTTGTAAATTAGAAAGAGAAGTATGAAAGAAGAACAATTAAATCCACTACCTTATGAATATTATGGAGATAATGTTCGTTGGTTTATTGCAACTGTTATAGATGCATCACCACCATTTGGATTTGAAGGGCGTGTGAAGATAAGAGTTCATGGACTACATACAGAAGAGACATATCTTTTACCACAACAAGATTTACCCTGGGCACAATGTGTACTCCCAACAACAGAAGGTGGTATATCTGGTATTGGTAAATCACCAAAGATACAACCAAACTCACTAGTCTTTGGTATGTTTATGGATGGTAATCATTCACAGACACCAATAATTTTAGGTTCGTTACCACATATTGAGTTTCCAACATTAACACAAAACAATCAAGTACTTGAAGATGTTGGTGATGATAGTAAACCAGAAAGTGTATTCAGTAAATTAGCAAGTGTATTTAAACCAAGAGATAAAGGTATAGAGAATGATAACACTAGTAGTAATCCAAGAAAATTATCTAGTGGAGTTCAGACTCAAAGGACAAAACATGCTGTACAGTTCTTATTAAATTTAGGTTATACAGAAAATCAAGCAATTGCAATTACGTCTGGTTTATTTATTTCATCAAAACTTATTACGGGTAAAAATGGTATTGGTAACTTTTCTTCACTAAGATTTTCTGATTTAATCGCATTTAGTCCAGCATACAAACAATTTACAACACAATTAGAATTTGTTGTTTTTGAACTAAGAGGTACAAAACAAAATGCTAATATAAAAATATTACAAAGCGATAGTCTTGAAGGAACTAATTCTTTACCTGAAATTGTGACTAAATATTATTTAGAAAACAACACTTCTGGATTTAAAGATGAAGTAGAAGCAAAGGCACTAGAGATTAAGGAGAGTATTGGTGAGTAGAGAAACTAAATCAAGAATTAATGCTCAATTAAGAAAATTAAAAAGAGAAGATAAAGAGCAACAACATATTCAAATAAACTTGCCAAAAGCAAGTGACCAACTTCGTGGTAAATTAGACACGACTATTGGTAGAGATTTAACAGAAATTGGTGGTATAAAACCTTTAGATATAGTACAAAATGCAAAGGGTGATGTTATCCAAGGTGAAGGTGTTGCTCTTATTACTGAAAATTTACCGAGCATTAGTGGTATTAATGACCCTGGGACAATCACATTACCATATTCTGCTGGTAGTTTAACAACTAATTTTGGTGGTTCTGATTCTGGTTTTAATTCATCATTTAATGTTACTGCAACAAAAACAGGTGGAACAACTGCTCAACCTATTTCAACAATATTAGGCGACTTAACAGGTGCGCCTGCTTTAAAATTATCTTTACCTAAACTTAACTTAAATATTGCAGGTGGTGGTAGTCCAACAAGTATAGCAGAAGGTATTGATGGTGGTATTTCAAAAGCAACTGCAAAAGCATCATCAATTACATCTGCCGCTAGTGGTATTGCATCTGCTCAAGAACTAACTGAAATAGGAAATGTAACACAACTTCCCAATGCCGCTGGTGCCGCAGAAGCAGTAACTAAATTAATATCTGGTATACCAGGATTAAAAACAACAACAAATCCAGAAGATGTTTTAGGTAACGTTGATAATACAACTGGTGTAAAAGTACTTCAAGCAAAAGCAAAAGTTACTAAACTTAAACTTGCATCTTTCCCTAGTGTGGGTGGATTTTTAGGTAAAATTAAAGATTTAGCAGGAGACATAGGTGAATTTGTTGACAAAGCAACAGATGCCATAGCAACTGTCACGGCAACAATTGCTACAGGTTTAGGTGGCGTATTACAAAACATTACAGAAAAGATAACATTAAATACAGAAAACAAAGTAAAATCTATAACAGGTGGTGCTTTACGAAGTGGTGCTTTAAGAAGTATTACAGAAGAAGTAGCAAAGAAAACTCCACAAGGTGATGCAAAAGCAATTAAATCAATAGTTGGAAAAGCAGATATTGGTAGTAAAATGAAAAGTATCGTAGACCAAGAAACAACTTCAACAAGTCCTTTAGATTTTAAAAATGCAGTAAAAGATAAAGCAGAAAAATCTGGTGTACCTAAAGATGAAATAGATACTGCAACAGGTACAATCGATAGAACAGATAAAGAAATAAAGTCATTGAATACAACAATTGCTGGTCAAATGGTATTAGATGCAGAGTTTTATGACCCACCAATACCAATCGGTGAAGAGATTACAAAATGGTCAGGTAAAACTAGTGGTGATGATGTCTTTACTTATGTGTCTTCTGTTGAAGAATTAAATTCAGAAATACGTGCAATTTCAAGACCATTATCAGAGATAGTAATTCATGCAACTGAAACTACAACTGATAAAGATATAGGTGCAATAGAGATAAATAATATACAATCACAATTAGGACATGATGGTATTGGATATCATTATGTTATACGAAGAGACGGAAGATTACAAAGAGGTAGACCAGCAGATAGACTTGGTGACCATACATCTGTAAACAATCATAATAAACATTCTCTTGGTATTGTGCTTGTTGGTGGAATTAATGTTGCGACTGGCGATACAGATGCACTTGGTAACAGGTCATCATCTGCATTTACACGAGAACAGTATACAACACTTGAAAGATTCTGTCAAGCATTTTATAGTAGATATCCAGGTGGTAATGTGTTTGGACATAACGATTTAGATGTAGAAGAATCTGACCCATATTTTGATGTCCAAGAATATACAGAAACAGTATTTAGAAAACAATTAAATGGTATAACAGACCCATTAAAAGATGAACCAGTTGACCCAACTTCAACTACACTAAACACATGATATATAGTAATGAATATGGTACAGTAAACTTGTTATCAGAACAATTCTTAAAGTCATTAAGAAGTGACGAAGGTACAATTGCTATGAAACTATCAGGTGGTGCTGATACGGCATTGTTATTATACTTATTTGCAAAAGAAATAAGTGAAAGAAATTTAAAATTCAATATACTACCATATACTTTTAATGATAAACCAGATAGATTTATTGTTGCTCAGATGATTGTGAATGAAATTAAAACAGTTTTTCCAACTGTTAGATTTAAAGAACATCAATATGGAGATATCTCACCACCATATAGAAAAGTATTTGATAAGTGGGCACTTAAATTAACACAAGAAAATGATATAGTTTTCTTTACGAATGCAACGAATTTACCAGCACCAGAAGAAGCAATCACTATAAACAAAGAATTAGCAAAGTTTGTTGGAACACGAGAAGCACCAAGAAATTATGATACTCAAGACTTAGAACGAATTGGAATAAAAGGTATACCAGAATATTCACCATTTAAAGATGTTGATAAAAGATTTACTGCTCAAGTATATGAAGATGAGTTTTTGTTAGAGACTTTATTTCCATTGACTAGGTCGTGTTTAGGAAGTGCAGAAGTTACTGACTATCATGAAAAACCTTGTAAGATGTGTTATTGGTGTGAAGAAAAATATTGGGCATTTGGCCAATATGATGCAGTAGGATAATTAGATGACAACTAAAAAAGATAATTTTAAGTTAAGAACACAAAAACTAGGCATTGGTTTAGAAGAAAGTCTTGGAGTACCAGATAAAGGTTTTCAAGACCCAACTGGTGAATATCCAAAAAGAACATATAACTTTGGGTCATCAATAAACCAAGCGGCAAGAGGTGCTAAAATTAATAATCTCTACACAAGTGGTGGAGATATTGGTGTACCACTTAACATTGAAGACCAAAGACCTTCAGAGTTTCCTTTTAATCAAGTAGATGAGACTACATCTGGTCACGTTGTTGAATATGATGACACACCAGGTGGTGAAAGAATTTTAATTAAACACCGAACTGGTGCTGGTGTAGAAATGAGAGCAGACGGAAGTGTTATCGTTTCTTCAACAAATAACAGAATCGAAGTCACAGGTGGTGACCAAACAACTATAGTCGAAGGTGCTGGTAATCTAGTCTACAAAGGTAATCTTAATTTAGTAGTCACGGGTGATTACAATGTTGATGTTGGTGGTAACTATAACGTACAAGTTGCTGGTAATATGGTTGAAGGTATTTCAGAGAATCATCGAACATTTGTCACAAAGAACTCAGAGTATGTCACAAAAGGCACTAAGTCCACAAAGACTATTGGTAATCATACTGACATTATGTTAGCAGATAATCACCAATATGTCAAGGGTAATCAAAATAATTGGGTACAAGGTGATATTGAAATTGCTACAGAGCAAGATATGTTTGTATCTGCAAAGAGTTCTCTTGCAATGACAAGTGAAGTCTTTAATGCGACAGGTGTTAAACAAGTATCAATCTTTGGTATGAAAGGTTCTATTGGTGGTAAACAAGTTGACTTTACAGGTCAAGTGTTTCAAGGTAATGAAGGTCCTGCACCATTTACTAGTGGCGCATCATTCTATGGTTCGTTTCATGGTCAAGCAACTGAGGCAATGTTCTCAAGAACTGCATGGACGGCAGAGAAATCTAAGTTTGCAGAAAAATCAGATGTTGCAAATGCGGCCTTTAAAGCAAATACCGCGGCAACTGGTGCGGCCGCATCTGCATCTGAAACAGATATACCAACAGGTGGTGCACCAGAAATTGTTCTGAATCAAGAAATTAAAACACCAATTGGACCACCACCGATTCCAAGTATTGTCGCCGCATATGGAAGTATGGGTGATTTTGCAATACGTGACGTTGCGATTGATGAAGGTGATAAACTAAAAAACAGATTAGACTTATCAGATGATTATAAAGGTTTCTTTGATAAACACCCAACAACTCAAGAGATACGTTCTAGATTAAGAGGTGGTGCTAGAGGTAGTTTACTTGGACAATTGATTGCAGAAGAACGAGTAAGTGATACTGCATTTAGAACAACACCAGATAAAATAGGTAGAACTGTTGGTAAGAAACCAACTTCTAGATTTGGTTATACACCAATTGGTAATGCAATTGAAAATAGAGGAAAGAGGTTCACACCAAAATGATAATAGTAGTCGACCCAGTATTTAACCCAAACAAACAAAGTAGTATTAGTGCTAGTACTAAATTAGGACCAGGCGTAACAATTGCTAAGTTCCTTGGTGCATATGGAGATAGAACTGCATTCAATCATGTTGGTAGTAATGATGATAGAAAACAAATAGCAAGACAATTATATTTACAAGCAGAAATGATGCGAGTAATTCAAGGTAATATTGAATTGTTTAATGATGTTCGTTTAATTGTAAGTGAAGGTATCTATCGTGAAGGACCAACAGAAACACTTGCGGGTGATACATCGAAAAAGAATAAAGGTGAGTTAGTTTACTATCAAGTAATTAATAAGAATGGAACTATTGATTATGAAAAAACATTTGACATAGCAGAATATTGGAAAGACTATACAAACTTTAATGAATTACGTTTAGATTATGATACTTATAATCCAGATGGGTCACTTACTGCATCAATAGGAATAGAAATGCCAACTGTAAGTGAAACGTTTAATGTAAACTTTAAGAATGACGTTAAAACTTTTTTCAATAATTCACTACAATCTGCAGATGAATTGGTAGAAATAAAAGAGAACTAGTATAAATAGACATATGGCAACAAGAAAAGCATACTCTAGAGAAGACCAAGGTGATTTAAATACCACTAGTATTGCTACGAGTAGAAATGTTGACTTTAAAGATATTGATTTATCTTTTCAAGTAAAAACAGTTTCTGGCGATGTGTTTAGAAAAAACTCAACTGCCGCGGTAAAACAGGCAATTAAAACTCTAATGCTATCAAACAGATTAGAAAAACCATTTGTTCCAAATTTTGGAGGAGATATACAAAGTCAATTGTTTGAATTAGCAGACAGAGACGGGTCAACTATTATTCGAAATAATATTATTGCAACTGTTGAACGATTCGAACCGAGAGTAAAAGTTTTAAATGTTATAGTTGTTCTAGAACCAGATAGACATAGATTAGGTGTAACATTAGAGTTTAAAGTAATTAATTCACAAGAAGTAGTTGTTTTCGAAACAACAATAAACAGGTTAAGATAATATGGCAACAACAATTAAATCAACTGCATTAGACTTTACTGCAATAAAAAATAATTTAAAAGTCTTTCTTTCACAACAAGACGAGTTTACTGATTATAACTTTGAAGCATCTGGTTTGTCAAGTATTTTAGATGTTCTTGCATATAATACACACTATAATGGATTGATTGCCAACTTTGCATTAAACGAATCATATTTAGGAACTGCTCAACTTCGTAGTTCACTTGTATCACTTGCAGAAGGTATTGGTTATATACCAGATTCTATGAATGCTTCACAAGGTATTGTTACATTATCTTTAAACTTAGAAAGTTTATCAAACAGACCAACTACAGTTACATTAGCAAGTGGTGTAAAATTTAATGCAGTAGTTGATGGTATTACCTATGTTTTCCAAACTCAAGAAGAAATATCTGCAACTGATAATGGTTCTGGTAGTTACTCATTTACAACTGCAGACAATGTTGCAAACATAAAAGTCTTTGAAGGAACAACAACAATAAAAACATTTAACATTACCGCACAAACAGAAAATGCGGCATATATTATTCCTGACACAACAATTGATATCGATACTGCTATTGTTCGAAGTTTTGAAACTCCATCAAGTTCTTCGTTTACAACATTTACAGACTTAAGAAAAGCAACATCATTAACATCTAATTCAACAGTTTACATATTAAAAGAAACACCAAAAGGTGAATATGAAGTTACTTTTGGTAACAAAACAGTTCTTGGTACATCGCCTGTTGCTGGTAATAAAGTTACAGTTGAATATTTATCTGTTAGTGGTGAAACTGCAAATGGTGCCAAAGTATTTACACCTCAAAATCAAGTAACAGTAAATTCTCAAAACTTTACACTTCAAGTAGCAACAGTATCTAATTCATTTGGTGGTTCTGATAAAGAATCAATTGAATCAATTAGAACAACTGCACCTTTTCAATATGCAACTCAAAACAGAGCAGTTACGGCAGAAGATTATGCAACATTAGTACAAAGAAACTTTGGGTCATTATTAAAAGATATCTCATCATTTGGTGGTGAAGATGCACTTGAACCAGAATTTGGTGTAATCTTTTTATCACTATTGTTTAGTGATGCAGTAGAAAATGATACTGTCTCAGGTGAAACCATTAAACAATCAACAAAAGATAGTATTACAAGTTTATTTAAAGACTTATCTGTTGCATCGTTTGATATAAAATATACTGACCCAGTTATTTCATTTGTTGAAACAAATGTCTTTTTTCAATTTAATCCGAACTTAACAACTCTTACAGAAAACACAATAAAAGATAATGTGCAAAATGCTGTAACACAATACTTTACAGATAATACTGGTAAATTTAAACAGTCATTTAGACGAAGTAATCTATTAACATTAATTGATGCAGTAAGTCCTGCTATTCTATCATCTAGACTTGATGTAAAAATACAAGGACGATTTACGCCAACATTAACTGCAATTCAAAACCATACAATAAGATATCCACAAAATATTGCACAAGCAGATGATGTTAACTTTAGAGTAACTTCAACACCTTTTACTTTTAATGGTAAAAACTGTATTGTTAGAAACAGATTAAATTCAACTACACTTGAAGTATTTGATACAGTAAATACAGAAGTTGTTACTGACAATGTAGGTTCTTATGCAAACGATACAGTATCAATTGTAGGTTTGCAAATAGATGCAATACCAAGTGGTGATACTTTTATAAAAGTTTCTGTAGTACCAGATAATCAATCATTTGTTACTCCTTTAAGACAAGATGTAATTAATCATGACGTAAGTAAATCACTTGTAGACGTGGTAGAGGTAGATACAAACGTATTAAACTAAGATGACACATAAAGTAGACGATACACTAAGAGACGATGGTAGACGAGAGATTGCTCAGGTTACTGGGCGAGAAGTCAACAAAGTTGTTCCTGAACATTTTAAAACAGACTATCCAAAATTAGTCTCGTTTTTAGAACAATACTATCATTTTGAAGATAGTGATGGTTCACCAAGTAGATTAGTAAATGATTTATTTTATACAAGAGATATTAATCAAGTAGACGAATCGTTACTTAGTTACATTGAAGATGAATTATTATTAGGGCAATCTTACTTTGAAGGTTTCTCAGACAAAAGAACTGCCGCAAAGTTTTCTAATAATCTGTATCGTTCAAAAGGCACAAAGTTTTCAATTGAACAATTTTTTCGTATGTTCTTCGAAGTCGACATAGACTTAGAATATACAAAAGAACAAGTATTTAAAATTGGTGAAGCATCAAGTGAAATTGGTGCAGAATCAAGAAAATTTATTACAAATGCTGAATTGTTTCAACAGTTTGCATTACGTATTACAAGTGAACTACCATTTAAAAGATGGCAAAGACCATACAAGTTATTTGTTCACCCTGCAGGAATGTTTATCGGGTCTGCAGTAAGATTAGAAGGAGCAGTAGAAAATTTAATACTTGCACCAGATAGTCTTATTGACTCAGACTTAGGACAAATTGATGTTGTTGGTGCAAACTCATTCTTCTTTGATGAAGTAACACAATTTTTACCTGAAGTCACAGGTATAGCAAGAGATAGTAGTGATAGTGCTGGTATATTTAAAAGAACTATTATTGAAGATAGTTTACTGGCATCTATTGGTAGTACAAGTATTGTTGATATTCAGAAACAATATGAAACACTACGTGCCGCAGAATTAAGAACATCACCAACATTTGATACAGATTCTACTGGTCTTTCAACTAGTGTAAACATAGACTTTAGTAATGCATTTACTTCTGAAACCATGGACCAAGATAGATTTGAGTTCTTTAGTGCAGATAGTGACATATATTATTCGAAATTAAATAATCCTGCACACATAAGTTAGGAATAATTTGTATAAATAGAGACATAAGGAAAAGAAATTATGACAAAACAAATAATCGCAAACGGAACAACAGCAAACGATGGTACAGGTGATACTCTTCGTTCTGCCGCTACCAAGATAAATTCAAACTTTTCTGAGGTTTATACAATCTTAGGTGGTGACTCAACTGCATTAACGTCAAAGATTGAATTTGGTGATGGAACATTAATTTTTGAAGGTACACTTGCAAACAATAATGAAACAACTTTAATTGTTGATAACCCAACTGCAGATAGGCAAATAGTATTACCAGATGCAAGTGGACACATATTATTAGATTCAAGTACTGCTACATTAACAAACAAAACACTTACAAGTCCTGTCTTGACAACACCACAAATTAATGATACAAGTGCGAATCATCAATACGTTGTTGCAGTATCAGAACTTGCGGCAGATAGAACTGTTACTTTGCCTTTATTAACTGGTGCAGATGAATTTACTTTTAATGCACATACACAAACATTAACCAATAAGTCACTTACAACACCAACATTAAATGCTTCTACAGTAACAGGATTAAGCGGAGCGGGTGTATTTAATGACTCAGCAGGTAACGAAGCATTAGTATTAACAAAGACTTCTAGTGCTGTTAACCACATTAGTATTAAGAACAATGCGACTAATAATGGTCCTGTTGTTGAAGCAATTGGTAGTGATACAAACATTGATGTCCAATTAACTGCAAAAGGTACTGGTGGTATTAAATTAAATAGTCCACAGATTTTAACACAAGAAACAAAAAGTACTGCAGGTGCAATATCAAATACAGTTCCATTTACAGAATTTACAAGTGGTAGTGCGAAAGCAAATTCACTAGCAGATGGTGCCTCAATCGGACAAATGAAAACACTTGTTGTTTCAGGAGCAGGTACAGTAACACTTACACCTGCAAACTTTGGTGCAGGTTCAACTTTAACATTACAACAAAATGAAACTGCAGTTTTAATCTGGGAAGGTACGAACTGGCAATTACTCAGCACATATGGTGGTGCAGTAGCATAAGGAGAATAGAAAATGGTAGCAATAGTAACAGACCCGCTAAAACAACTAGTCGCGGATTTAGTTAAAATAAACGATAGTGATGCTTCGAATCAGTATTATGCGGCAATTGGTCGTTCAGAGCAGTGGAATGCAACAGATACACCACCAACTCCTCAAAGAAGTTTAGCAGAAGAAATAGACTTTAGAAACTCCATGCAATCAGTAAAATTAATTGGTGATGTTTCAAGAGTTATCCCTAGAGCAAACTGGACTTCTGGTTCAACGTATGATGCATACGATGATGCACAAGTAGGGTATCCAACAAATACTTATTATATAATAAACAATAACCAACAAGTATACATGTGTCTTCGTCAAGGTAAAAGTGCAACTGGTGTAGTGCAAGTATCAACAGTAGAACCTGTTGGTGGTACAAATGGTACTCCATTTAGAGGTACTGATGGATATGTATGGAAGTTTATGTATTCAATTAGTTCATTAGATGCAAGTAAGTTTCAATCTGCAAACTTTATACCTGTAAAACTAGTAGAAGGAATAGATACAAACTCTCCTGTTTCTGACACAGAACAAAAAGGTGTACAAGATGCGGCGATTAAAGGTCAAGTTGTAGGATATGAAGTTGTTGCGCCAGGGCAATATAGTGGCACACCAACATTAACAATTGAAGGTGATGGTACAGGAGCAAGTGCAACTGCAGTTATGAGTAACAATCAAGTTGTTGATGTAAAAGTCACAGATAGTTCAGATAATACTTTTAAACTTGCAAACATGGGACAAAATTATAATTATGCAAGTGTCAAAATATCTGGTGGTGGTACTGTTACAACTAATGCTCAGATTAGACCGATACTTTCACCTCCAATGGGACTTGGACATGACCCAACAGACGATTTAAAATCATCATCGTTAATGTTTAATGCTAAACCATCAGGTGAAGAAAGTCTTGACTTTATTATTGGGCAAGATTTTAGACAAGTAGGATTATTAAAGAATCCAAAAGTTGATTCGTCAGGAAATGTAGGTAGACAGTTAATGGTTCAAGGTAGACATTACTCTGGTGATTCAGATTCTGGTGGTGGTACATTGTTTACTGCATCTACAGGTAGAGCAGTAAGAGGATTACAAATGGCATCTGTTTCTGCTAACTTTACAGAAGATAAAACAATTGTTGGTGGAACATCAGGTGCAAGAGCAATTGTAGATAAAGATTCAGGTTCAGGTAGTGGAACTGCATTGTTCTATCATCAAAACGATTCAACAGGGTTTGCAAACTTTATCGCTGGTGAGGCACTAACAGAATCAGATGGAACAGGTGGTGGTAACATAGAAGCATCATCTGGATATGATAGTGGTACTGCCGCATTCTTAAAAGCAGAAGTAAATCCATTTACTGGTGATTTACTATATATCGATAATCGTGCGGCGATTACAAGGTCTGCAGAACAAACAGAAGATATTAAAATCGTAATACAGGTATAATACTATGGCGACAACATTTACTAAAAATACATTCGGAGTTACTTATAAAGATGACTTTGCAGATAGTGATAATTATCATAGAATATTATTCAACTCTGGTAGGGCAGTCCAAGCAAGAGAACTTACTCAATCGCAAACTATAACTCAAGAAGAAATTGCACGACTTGGTAGACATGTATTTAAAGATGGTGCCGCAGTTAATCCTGGTGGTCCAACAATTGATAATTCATATGAATTTGTCAAATTATCAAGCACTATTACAGATGACCAAGTTACTTCACTTGTTGGATTAGAATTTACTGGTGCTACATCAAGTATTAAAGCACGAGTTATTCGAGTAGCACAAGCAGTTACAGATACAAGTTTAGCAGAATTGTCTGCAAGTGTTTCAGCAACTGGTGACCCTGCAACTATCTTTGTGCAATATACAGATACAAGTACAAGTGGTTTATCAGGTACTACACCTGTAAGATTTACCCCTGGAGAAAACATCACTTCAGGTTCAACAACTTTAACAGTTCAATCAACAAACACTACTGCAAACCCGGCAACAGGACAAGGAACATTAATTAGTAATGGTGCGGGTGATTTCTTTGTAAGAGGACATTTTGTCTTTACTAAAGCACAATCTACTTTATTAAGAAAGTATTCTAAGTTTCCAACAGAAGTAGTTGGTTTTGTAGTTACAGAAGATATAGTCACATTTGCAGATGATACTGCATTGTATGATAATCAAGGGGCCGCACCAAACACAACTGCCCCAGGTGCAGACAGATATAGAATTAGTTTAACACTTACAAGAAAATCAGATGTCACAGGAACACAGAACTTTGTTTTCTATGCAGATATAGTTGCTGGTGAAATAGTAGAACAAGTAACTGGTACAGATAGTTACAATAAGATAAATGAAGTTCTTGCTTTAAGAACAAGAGAAGAATCTGGTAATTACATTGTTAATCCATTTAGGTTAAGTTTAGAAGCGGATTCAGCAAGTGCATCATCAAATTTAGTTGCAAATGTTTCGTCAGGTACTGCATACGTAAATGGATATCGTTTTAATAAAGAGAAACCGACAAAACTAATTGTACCAAAACCAAGAACAACTACTACAGTAAATAATGAAACTGTTGGTGTAAACTATGGTTCATTTGTTGTTTGTGATACTATTGAAGGTCTTATTCCTGTTGATGGTACACGAGTAAATATATCAACATCAACAACTAATCCAGGTGCTAGTGTTATTGGTACTGTAAGAGTTCGTTCAATAGCAAAAGATGGTATTAATTTTAGAGCATATCTTTACGATATACAAATGAGTTCTGGACAAAACTTTAGAAACGCCAAAACTATTGGTACAGGCACAACAGACTTTTTAAAAATAAAACTAGAAAGTAGTAAAGCAATATTAAAAGAAGGAAGTAATAGTGCAATAGTATTCCCTGCACCTAACGTAAGACCAAAAACTTTATCTGATATTAACTTTGAAGTACAAAGAGTCTTTGCAGGTACAGTAAGTGGAGGAAGTGTTACACTAACTGCATTAAGTGGAGAAACTTTTGTAAATACTGCTGATTGGATTGTTACAACGGATTCAAGTGGTGACAGAGTTGCTAGTCCAACTTTTGGGTCAGTAGGGTCACAATCATTAACTCTTTCTGCAATGCCAGATGGAGCACACACAATTTATGCAAAAGTAAATAAATCTAATGGTACTTCAAGAACAAAAACACTTGCAGAATCAACTGTTACAAGAGCAACTATTACAAATGGTGTTGCTGATGGAACTGCAGGACAATTAACTTATGTAAAACTAGACCATCCAGATATTTACACAATTGAAGAAATAAAAGATGGTAGTTCAAGTGGTGCTGATATAAGTGCTAACTTTGATTTAGATAATGGACAAAGACCAGCATTTTATCAAACTGGTAGAATTATCTTAAAACAAAGTGCAACTGCGCCAAGTGGTAATGTTTATGTTAAGTACAAACACTTTACACATGGTGCGACAGGTGATTTCTTCTCAGTAAACTCATATACTGGTCAAGTAGAATATGAAGACATTCTTGATTATAGACCAGACCAAAGAACAATTATTAACTTACGAGACGTAGTTGACTTTAGAGGTATAAAAGCATCTGATAGTGGTTCGTCTGCAGGTGCATTTACTCATACTCATGATTTACCTTCAACAGGTGATATTGTAAATACAGATATCGAATACTATCTACCAAGAGCAGATAGGATTGTTGCAAACATTGATGGGTCACTACAACTTATTTCTGGTCAACCAGGATTCTCTAGACAATTACCTCCTGTACCTGAAAATACTTTAAATTTATTTAACTTAAATTTGAATGGTTATGGTATATCAGACTCAGATGCTAGTTTAAAAACACTTAAGTTTAAAAGATTTAGAATGCAAGACATTGCTAGACTTGAAGAAAGAGTAGATGGTTTAGAAGAAACTACTGCTCTCTCGTTTTTAGAACAAGCAACAGAACAATTATTAATTACAGATTCTGGTGGTACTGCTAGAACTAAATCAGGTTTCTTAGTAGATAACTTTAATGACAGAGGTTTATCCGATGCTCAAGACCCAGATTATCGTGCATCTGTTGACCCAAGTACAAGTACTTTACACCCACACGTTTCAGTACAGAACATACCTTTAATATATGATTCTAGTAAATCTACAAATACTATATTAAAGGGTGATAATGTTTATTTGTCACATACAGAAGATTCTGCTATAACACAAACACTTATTTCTGGTACAGAAAATATAAACCCATTTGCAGTAATAACTCAAGAAGGTCAAATTAGACTTTCTCCTGCATCTGATATATGGACAGATACTAAGTATGACCCAGCAAAAGTAGTTAATGCAGAAGCAACTATTGACTTAGGTGATGTTAATGGTATGGGTAATCAAAATGCTCAAGCATTAAGAATGATATGGAATAGAGTTCGACTAAACAATTTCCCAGATGTTCCAGATAACTTAGATATGACTAACTGGTTTGGTAACTGGGTATGGAACTGGACAGGTATTGAAAATGCTGAAACTACTAATGTAACTGAACAATTTAGTGCCGCAGAATCTAGACGATTAGGTGGTGGCGGTAGACTTCTTAGAACTACAGACACATTCTCACAAAGACAAGTTGTTGGTTCATCAACTATAACTGAAATAATAGGTGATAGAACTGTATCATTAACATTTATACCTTTCATGAGACCAAGATTAGTATTCTTTAGAGCAGAAGGTTTAAGACCTACAACTAGATACTATCCATTCTTTGATGGTGTTGGATTTGATAACTTTGTGAAAAGTGAAACTTTTAAAGATATAAGTGAGCAAACTTATACAGGTAATCAATATCAAAATTTAAATGCTCACCCAAGTACTGCATCAACTTTAACAACTGATGCCGCTGGTAAAGTAGAAGGTTCATTCTTAATACCATCTTCTGATACAAATAAATTTAGAGTTGGTGAAAGAGAATTTAAATTATTAGATATTTCTGTTGATGATGAACCATCTTCAACTTCACATGCATCAACAATTTTTACATCTAAAGGTACATTAGATACTAGACAAGAAACTATACGGAACACTAGACTAACTGTTACTGCAACAAGACGTTGGGAAGATGTCACATGGCATGACCCACTTGCACAATCATTTATGGTGACTGCACCAAGTGGTATGTTTATCACTAAAGTACAATGTTATTTTGCTAGTAAAGATGCAACTATTCCTGTACAATTACAAATAAGACCAATGGTTAATGGTCACCCAAGTGCATCACAAATTTTCCCAGGGTCATCTGTATTTGTTAATCCTGCAAGTGTAAATACTGCGACAGGTACTCAAGCAAATGCTCTTGCGGCACCAACAGATTTTGTTTTTGACGAACCAATATTTTTGAATGCTGATACAGAATATGCTATTGTATTACTTTCTGATTGTACAAGTTACAATGCATATGTTGGTAAAACTTATGAGTTTGAATTAGGTAGTACTGAAAAAAGAATTAACAAACAACCTTCAATGGGTAGTTTATTTAAATCACAAAATGGTACAACATGGGAACCAGACCAAACACAGGACTTAGCATTTAAATTATTTAAAGCACAGTTTACAACTGCTGGTGGTACTGCAACATTCCAAAATGCAAGTGTGCCAAAACAAAAATTAATTAGTAATCCGATACTAACTACTGCAAGTAGTAAAGTAATAAACGTATTAATGCCAGACCATGGACTACATGTCAACGATACTGTTATGATTGAAGGTGTTAGTATTAGTGCTGGACAAAATGGTGTTGACTCTTCAGGTACTATAAACCAAGGAAGTCTTCATGCGAAACATACTGTAACTGCAGTAGATGGTAATGGTTTTCAATTCAATGCACCACAATCAGGAAATGCAAGTGCTTCTGGTTTTATGGGTGGTGACAATGTTACATGTACTAAAAACATAGAGTTTGATTGTGTTGTTCCGACATTAGATACACTTATACCAGAAGATACTACATTTAATTTAGGTGCTAAGTTTACAACAGGTAAATCTCTTGCTGGTAGTGAAACAAGATTTGTAAAAGATACTGTTTTTTCAAAAGATATTTCAATAGGTAAAGAAAACTTCTTTACTGCTCCTAGAATGATAGCACATGATTCAGATGAAGATGCTGAATTAGGTGTAGGGTCAGGACATGGTATCAGGTCAGTAGAAATGCAGGCAACAATTGATACAATTAGAGCAGATGTTTCACCAGTAATTGATACACAAAGATGTGCAATGACTACAATTCATAATAGAATTGATAAACAAGCGAGTGGTACAACAACAGGATTTAATGTTCCATTGTTTTATGTTGCTGAAACAGAACCTCAAGGTGGTTCTCATATTAGTAAACACATTACAAGACCCATTACATTACTAGAAGATGCAATTAACTTAAAAATATTATTTGCTTCATTGAGACCAGCAGAAGCAGATTTTGAAGTTTATTTTAGAACTGCAAATGAAGGTGTAAATATACACGAGCAACCATATACACTTTCTACATTAGAAAGTCCAGTTGGTGCAGATAAAAGTAATTTCTTAGAGTACAGATATAATGCCCATCCTAAAGAATTAGATGCATTTAATCAGTATCAAATAAAGATTGTATTTAGGTCAACAAACACTTCTATGCCACCTTTATTTAAAGATTTAAGAGTAATAGCAGTTTCTACATAATGAATAGTAAAAAGTATATACAAGTTGAAGGTAATTCGGGACTTGTAAGAGATAGAGAAACAGGTGCTATATTAAATGCAAATACAACTGAAATACAAAAAGCACGATTAAAAAAGAATAAGGAGAAACAACGAGAACTAGAAATACAAGAACTCAAAAAAGATGTTTCTGATATTAAAGTTCTGTTAACAAAATTAGTAGAAAAAGATGCCTGATAGTAATTATACATTAACGTCAACGACTGATAACTTTACACAGTTTGTTAATAATACAAACACAATTGGTAAAGAAGTTGGTGGTCTTGCAAGATTAACAACTACAGTTGATTCTGATTTAGTTGGTGCAATTAATGAGTTAGACTCAGACATTGGTGCTCGTCCACATACTACTTTAAATACAAACTCAAAAACTATTACGGGTGCAGTAAACGAAATACATACTGCTGGTAATGCCTCATTAGTCGGATTAACACCAGATAGTGCAAACAAACTTGGTGGTTTTAACGATAGTGCAGAACGAACTACTGTTGGGGGTGCATTAAACTCTTTATCTGCAGATGTTAGAATATTAGACTCAGACATAGGGTCTGCTCGTGCAAAAACTACTTTAAGTACTACATCTAAAAATATTGTTGGTGGTATAAATGAATTAGATGCAGAAATGGGTGCCGCATCTTTAAATACTTCTGCATCAACAGTCAAAGGTGCAATCAACGAATTAGAATCAAACCATGATTCAGCAGTAGGTCAATTAAAAACAGATATTAGTAATGTCTTTAGATATCAAACAATAAGTGGTGATACTGGAAGTGATACTGTTGATAGTGCCAATGGAGCAATCGCAATTGTTGGTGATGGTATTATTCAAACTACTATGTCAGGTAATAGATTACTTGTCGACCATACAGTAGTTGGCGCAACAGATGTCAACAATAGTGGTAAAACTTATGTGCAAGATATTACTATGGACTCTGCGGGACATGTTACCGCGATAGGTAGTACTGCAATTAGTGGTCTTGTCAATAATGATATTGCCGCTGGTGCTGGTATTAATGCAGAAAAAATTGCAGATGGTTCAATTAGTAATACAGAATTTCAAGCACTAAATGGAATTACTGGCAATATTCAAACTCAATTAGATAGTGCAAACTCAACACAGTTTTTTGTCAGAGCAGGTACTGGTAGTAGTGAACAAATTAATAATAATGAAACACTTTCATTTACTGGTTCTGGTGGTACTTCTGTATCAAGAAGTGGTAATGGGTTTACAATTACTTCAACTACACCGAGTAATTCAACTGTCACAATTAATGCTGGTACTAATTTATCAGGTGGTGGGTCATTCACACTAAATGGTGGTGGTGGTACTGTTACAATAAATAACAGTATATCAAACAATAACCAGTTAACGAATGGTGCTGGTTATTTAGCACCAAACTTTACGAATGGTGGAAATATACGGTTTAATAATGGTTATGGTAGTAATAGAGTTGCATATGGTGTGAGAGCATGGATAATGTACAGTCATAGTAGTGGGATAAGAGGAAGAGGTGATACTAGTACTGGTTATATAGATTATGGTGTTGGAGTTGCCGCTATAACATTTAGTGCAATGCCTGATAATGTTTATTGTATAGCAGGTATGGGTAAATCATTAAATGGAAATCATAATCCTTCATCAATGTCCGAACATTTAAGTTATACTAGGTCAACAACCGCATGTTTTATAATTACTGGTGCAACTGGTGGTACTGGTAGTTATTCTTTTGGTGGTGATGTCACCGAAAACTCAGTATGTATTATAAGGTAAAAATATGACAGCAATAACAAATAATAAAGTAATAGTTTTTTTAAGAAACGATATAGATGGTGCAATAGCATTTATGGAAGTAGTGGGAGACGAAGGGGATAATTTTACTTCGATTGAAGACCTTGCAGAAAAAACAATGGCAAAATTGCCACAATGCACTAGTTATAATATAATAGATAAATCGGAATTACCGACAGATAGAACTTTTAGGGACGCATGGACATGGGAATAGTAACAGATATAACAAAAGCAAAAATAATAACAAAAGAAAAGTTAAGAGCAGATAGAAAACCTTTACTTGAAGCAGAAGATGTTAAGTTTCAAAGAGCATTAGAAACTGGTGCAGATACCACAGATATCGTAACAGAAAAACAAAGACTAAGAGACATTACAAATGAAGTCGATACAATGACTACAGAAGCACAACTTAAAACTAAAATTATGGAGTTAGACAGTGGGTAGAAACACATCAATCAAAACATCAACAACTGATAATTTTACTCAGTTAGTTGATAATATAAACAACCAATCAATTGATGTAGGTGCAACTGGTAAGTTGACAACAACTGTTGATTCTGATATAGTAGGTGCGATTAACGAACTTGATAGCAACATGGGTGCGAAAACAAGTTTGACAACTACGAATAAAACTAGTATAGTAAATGCAATCAATGAAATAGATTCAGACTTAGGACAACTATCGACATTAGCAGATGATATTCGTGATTCTAATTTTGCAATTAGTATAAACAACTTGAACACAAATGTCAATCAACTTCTTGGTAGTTTATCTGGTTTAGATAGTGCTGGTGGAGATAGTGATACGAGACGTGGTGGATTTGATGTTGCTGAACAAGTAACAGTAGTATCTGCCTTAAATGCTTTATCACAAGA